AAGGAAAAAAGCAATCATCTCACATCCTATTCTTTTCATCACGGTGTCCGAGATTGTATTCCATTGGCTTTCCACACGAACCGCATGTGGCCGTCCACATGAAGTGGAGAAGGCCACAGTGTTTACATCTTGTGCCTGAACCGATGTTAAGAATATCGCCTACTTCTGATGTACGAGAACGTTGTGATTTAACCACACCCTCAAGAGGGCGGTCTGTATTCATGACCCTGTTATGGTCAAATTTTACGTCAGATACAATGCCTTGTTTCTGCGAACGGGATATGTCTTCAAAGTCGATTGACCTAACATCGAACCCCATACATATTCCTCACGCTCAACTTGTAGTCACGATAATGTAAATGTTCCCAAGAATCAAAAACGGGTCGGCTGTTGTACAAGTATTACTACCAATAGCAGTAGTAATAGCCGTTTGGATAGCCGATACATCGCCTATAAATTCCTTTTGGGAATAAGGCCCAAGTATGGTACAAGATTTTGCCACGGAGAATCAACTCCGTAATCAACTTCTACGACCGAGCGCCCACCAGCGACCTGTCATGTTTGCTACACATTCGATAACTAAACCTGTACTACCGGTATGGTTTACGAATGCACCGTCAACACCAGCGCCTGTTTGTGCGCCACCTTGGTCTGCCATTACACCTGATGCCAAAACTTCAACCAAAAGACCAGTCAAGTCAATACTACCCGTATCAACACTTGCCGCGTTCCATGTACCTGTGTACATCATCATATTTCCAATTGCTGTTGGTCTTTCATCTACTGTACTGCTAAATGCCATTATTCATCATCTCCTTGTGGATGTTCCTCGACAGGTGACTCTTCTACTTGAACTTGCTCATCGTTTTGGCCTTCACTTAGGTAGTTACCAACCAATTCAAGAGCGCGGCCTTTAGTGGTATAACCTGAAGGTACAACACCATTTGTAGATAGCCATGCGAGAATGTCTGCGCGTTTCCAACCTGCGTCGGGTACGCCTTCAATAGTGGGTGCTTGTTCATCGCCCTCAATAAGCCAAGATTTTGGGTCCATACGCGCACGCCAAGTGTTTAACCACTCATTATCAACTTCAAACGGTACTCGTCTGAAACGAGGCTCATGTCCATCGAGAACAGTGCTATACGCAGGTCCAAGATAGGTCACAGTCGGCACTGTAACCCACCTCAATTGAGTAGCATTACTGTTGCTGTAAACTGACCAGCCGCTTCACCGTGAGCCACAAGTGCTGGAAGCGCACCACCGGTCTTGGTAGCAGGTGCAGTTCCTGTGTTGGTGAAAGTCAACTGTAGGTCTTTATCAGTCACGTTGAATGAGTAACCAAGAATTGCTACAATCTTTGAAGCACCTGCACTGATAGTCAATGTCTGTTCAGCCGCGTCTGCTAAGGTAGCCTGAATGGTTACCATTCGCATACTACCTACTGCGTTACCATCTGTGTTTTGTGCGGTAAAACCTGTTAGTGTACCGGGGTATGAGCCACCAGCGTTTCCACTCAACCAACCTGTCTCGTCTACAGGTGTTCCTGTTCGCATGTCAAGGTCCAAAAGAACTGATACAGTTCCGCTGGTAAAGTCACCGTCATCGAATGAAATTTCCAATCCTTTTCTTGTGTATGTTTCTGTTGCCATAATTCATCATCTCCATTTTTATTTTTTTTGTACTCCTCACTTAAGGTCACGGATTGAACCTTGACCTCCGAAGAAAGTAGTCCATAGTTCGCCCATTGAGCGGTACATTCCCTCTTGTCCGAGGCGGTTGATGGCGAATGGGTCGCCGGTTTCAATACCACTCTCAAAGTATTGGGTTGGAATTGCTGTACTGAAGTACAGGTAGTCAGTGTCAAGGAAGTACATACGGCTTAGACCGTCCTTTGTAACGTCCTTGCTTGGAATAATTGGAACACCGTTGTATGTTGCAACGATGAAACCAGCCTCAAGACCGGGTACACCCTTTACACCGTTGTAGGTTGGGGTGACACGCTTCTCTTCCATAAATCGCTGTTGTGACTGTAGTAGTTGCTGAAGACGCATAAGTGTGTCATAGCCTGTTAGGATAACCTTGGGGTTACCACCACGTTCCCATACTTGCTGGAACAAAGTGTCCAAGTGGTCAAGGGAAAGAGTTCGTCGGCTTGCCGCCGCCGCATCTGCCGCACAGTTGACTTCAGCATCTGCCCATGTGTTTGCACTTCGGTCGATGCTGTACATGTCTAGGTCTGCCGCCGCATCAACGTGTGGGTTACTGCTTGAAGTCTTCAAACCTGTCAAACCTGCTGTACCTGCATCACCGGAAGTAACACGGTCAAGAGATTCAAAGTCGTTTCCAGCAACTGTAGATACATCTGTAAGAAGCATCTTGTTGATATGCTCTGCGTGGTGCTTACCCATCTCTTCTTTGAGGACAGCACGAATGTCGCCAAGTCCGTCATCCTTGTCAGCCAAGAACATAGCAGTTTCGCTCATGTCGAATGTGTGAACAATCGTCTTGGGCTTTGCGGCGATGTGCTGGAAGGTAGGCTTGGTTGTGTCGGGTAGGGTTGCATTCTCTGCAACACCGCCACCAACAGTGAAGGAAGGTCGTGAAGTAATAACTCTCCAACCACTTCGCTCCCAAGGGCGCTTTGGTAGAATGCTAAATGCATTGAATTCTTGGTTCAACTGTGACCAAACCTTGCGACCGTAAATCGCTTGGTAAGTACCACCAGTTGTGGACAGCATAGGTGCGTCAGCCTTCAAAAGTTCTGAACCACTGTATGAGTAGCCCATCGCGTTACCTGCGCCATAGAAGTAGCGCTCCATGTCTGTAATTGTTCGGATGTAATCTCTTGCCATTTTTCATCATCTCCTTTTTTCATTGTTGTGTGTTGCTCATGCACCTCGGAACGACTCGTCTGCGAGTCGGTGTACCTCATCCCAACTCATGTGGGCGAGGTCCTCGGTGGATGGAATGGTTACATTGTTTCGGGGCTGTGCCTTAGCAATCATAGTGCCCTCTGAAGAAATGTTGTCAATGCGCTCTCCGAGTGCTTCGATAGCCTTGGTGATTTCAGTAAGTGGACCGCGAGCATCGAACTGTTGTTGTTCTTGCTTCTGAATTGCGGCCTGAACTTCATTCTCATAGCGAGAAGCGAATTGTTGCTCAAGATTTCCACGGAAGTTTTGCTCTTGTGCGGCGGCCTTGTAAACCTCGTATGCGGCTTCAATGTCTGCATCAGATACTGTGTCAGCGGTCAAGTAACCCTTCTTTACAGGTCCCAAAGCACCTGCTGGTTGCTTGCCACCACTTGCAGAAACTGCATTTGCGGCTCCTGTAGATGGTGAACCTGATTCTTGTCCGCGACCACGTACTTGACCAGCGAAGTAGTCAGCACCGTCAACGGAATCAGGGTTGTCGAATCCACCAAGTTGTGCCTTGTTCAAGTCATCAAAGTGCTGTCGTGCGGCTCCTGTGTCCACACCAGCGCTCTTGAGAGTGTCTTCCATCCATGAAAGGTATTCAGCAGTAATAACATCGCTGTACTCGTTACCTTTTTCCATGTTGTACATCTTCTCTTCCTTGTCATCTTTCTCTTCATCTTTCTTTTCATCTTTTTCTTCAGACATAGGTTTGTCCTCCTTTTTGTCTTCCATGTGTTCACGAAGTTGTGGTGGCATTCCCTTCTCCATTGAGTCGAGTCGTCCTTCAAGTCGTGTCAATACATCATTCATTTGTTCCATTACATTATCATCTGTCATGCTGGTGTCCTCCTTCAATATACGAAAGGATGCTTCGGGATTAATCCCTTTTTCACAAATTGTTATTTCGTGAAGTTCAAGTTTACTGATTTCTTGGTAGTCACCGTGTTCTTTGTCACTCTTGCGCATTCTCTTGAATGCTTGACCACCGATTGAAAAACCAGTAAGGTTACCTGTGCGAATTTCTGAAGCCACTTCGCGTGCCTTCTCAATATCGTTTCGGAGTTTAACAACAACAAACATACCTGTGTCGTCCACTTCGGACTTCCACATACGGCCATCGTTGTCTGTGTAGGAAGGAATTACAGTTCCAACCTGAATGTTTGAATGTGCTAGTTGAACATTGGCGTGTTCGGGGGTTGCCATGAACTTCTTGAAAGCGTCGTTCAAAGCCCCGCGTGTAATGAGGTCGCCCTGTTTGTCAACCAATTCTACGCTTGCGTAACCTGCAACAACCAAGTCCTTACCACTCTTCAACAGAGTGATTTGGTCAGGGTTTCGCATACGGAGTTGCCCAAGCATTAATTTCACCAACGTTTAGTCATACTATATCAAGTTACATTATGAAAAACGAACAGTAGGTTGGTCATCATCAACATCAAAATCGATAGACTCCCCTTCATCTGTCTGTAATTTAGCGTGCTTTAATCGCTCTTTTCGTTTTTCCTTATTCGGTAGCGGTTTTTCGAGGTCTTCGCCGGGTCTTGGGCGCATATCATAATCAGGTAATGTGGATTCATCTCTCAAATTTGTTGGTCCTCTTGGTGATTCTACGGGTGTAGCCATATCAATACCAAGTCCTTTAGGTCCCGACCAAGACATTTTTTCTTTAGAAATTACATCTAATGCTCGCAAAGCAACTTCCAATGCTTTAACCATAGAAGGTTTGAGAAGAATGTTGCTTTCTTTTTGGTCAAGAACACCTGCTGATTCTCGCTTAATGCGCTTTGGGTCAACTTTTTTCGGTACAACGTTTATTTCATCTTCTTCATCTAATTTTTCGACATACCCCTTTAGCATCAAAGTTGCTACAGGACTCCAAAATGGTCGAAGACTTTCAGATAATTGTAGAGAATAATTACTCTTTTTCAAATCACCCATAACACAAACAGGCTCATTGAGATACCATGCACCATTGAATTCATTCGCTGTATATTCAACAACATCAATATCATTCAATAAAATTTTGATTATGTTACCATCAAAATCAATATCATGTGGTATCAAGACAGGTGGGAAACTCTTGGTCAAAAGAGATAATGATTCCGCACTTGCTGGACCTTCACCCTCACCTTCTTTCTCAATAGAAGTAAATTGAACATTGAAAATATCACGACCACCGCGTGTTTTTTTGGTTACACTTGCAATATTACCTTCAACAATATCACCTTCAGCAAACGGTTTAACCACACGATGTGCTGTGCCTACGTCCATGTAGTGCTTGCCTTTGTATTCTATAGCGCGATTACCAAGCCCTTCAGGTGTAAGAATAGGTCCCGCGCCCAACTGATATGTGAATGGTCCCTTGCCGCGCTTGTCAAGAATGATGAAGTTTAGTGTTTTACCTTCACGAAGAATCAACCATTTAGGATGACGCTTTTCTCCTTTCATGTATGTAGATTGAGCGTCACGAAGCAACACATATCCATCTTCTTTTAATTCATTTACAGCGCTATCCAAACCCTCTCTATCAGTTACTCGCGTATTGAATGGACCCGGCACAGAAATACCATCGTGACTTTCTAATTGACCACGCAGAATTTTCAAACGTTCGTTTGTTTTCATGTCTGAAGTATCAGAACCATCATATGAAATAATGTCATGCACGAAAAATTCATCATCTTTCAAAATACCATCAACAATAAAATCATTATCATTTAATTTTGGAGCGGCATCACGAATTTTCTTTGGTACACCACTTTTCTTACCATTTTCATCAAGGAAGATAACATCATCATCTTTTACCAAAAGAAGACGTTTACCTTCATACCAAGTTGAAACAACCCAAGAATCACTAAACCCCTTGAATTCTTTCAAATCATCAAGAGTAAAAATTCGATGCATTGGTCTAATTAATGGAACCCAATCATCCTTACTCGCTTTTGCCAGTAAAACATCAGGATTCAACAAACTTACAAGATAGTCAGTCATTTCACCCGTTGCAATATCATATCGGTCTTGAGTTGCTGGTGCAGGGTTTTGTCCAACTTCACGATATTGATGTGGTTGTTGTGGCGAAACACCCGGTAAAGCCATAATTTCATTCATTGTATCTTGACCATGAATATCATTTAGAATTTCTTGTGGTACAGAAAACAACGGGCCACGGTCTGCATGAGGTCCAAAATACGGTTTTCCATCTGTACCAATTTCCATACCAAAACTTGGTAGAGCATTTTCAGACCAACCTGTGTCCATTCTGCCCGCATCCCACAAATCCATAATACTCGCATGACTTTCAGGCGTTGGTGCTGAAATAGGTCTATTGGCCCAAGCCATTCTTTTCACTGTTTCATCGGGTATTTCAGTTTGTTCTACTGTCCCCTCATCAGACAAAACATCAGGATTGAAAACATACAAACTGTCCAAAGAATTTTTTGTATTCTTTGTAGGCCATTTTTTGCTGTTTTTCTTTACACCGTCTGTTCCATGTAAATCAGAATGTATGAAATTTAATCCATGCGCTTGCATCGCTTGTGCAAATTGTTTTTCATCCATATGTTGTTTCATATGTCGTGGTATAGCGTGTAAATTATTATTTTTCCATTGTGTTTTGTCATCAGATTTTTGCCCTTCATCTAACAATCCATGATAATCGTCACCATGATATGGTGTTAAATCGCGTTCATGAATTTCATTTAATTTACCATCAGTAAGTAAAGAATGCATAGTAGAAACATGTAGAGGTGTATTGTATTGGTTTGATTGGTCAATAACCTGTCTTACATGTTCTTTGTGTCGTGGTGTATTAGGTAAACCTAATTCTGCCAAAACTTGATTTACACTCATATTTCCATCAATAACAGAACCATGTGTAGCCAAATGATTTGCTATAGCAGAATGTGTTTCACCCGATGCAATATCTCCTTTTGACTCTTGAACCATTGTGTCGATACCATAAGCATGTGTACGTAAACCATGTTCATTGTGTTCCATCGTCAATAATGCCCGCGTTGCCATACGCATCAATTGTGAATTATCATGTAAGAATTGAATTTTATCATCTTTTGGAAATGCATTTGGTACTGCTTCCATAATTTGTGGTAACAAAATTTGAGCCATTTGCGTCACGGCGTTTAAATCGGCTTCAATTTTTGCATCTCGCTGTTTGTATCTATCCGTCCACCATTTAGAACCTGCTTTTGGTTGAATATTACTTGCTTCAGATTGCATTGTGTGTAATCGACTTTTCAATTCTTTAATTCTATCATCAGTCAATGCAATATCTTCAGGCGACATTACACCTTCTTGCATAGTATCACGAAGATTTTCTAATTCCATTAACTCACTTGCAATATTATCCTCACCAATTAAAGATGGGGCGAAAGCACCCATAGACATTAATCGATTTAGTTCATTTATTTGCTTCTCTTTCTCTTTGTAAAATCGTTGCTCTGCTTGCTGTGGCGTTTCTTGGTCAACAATATCAGGGCTTATATGCCCAATTTCATCCATTAATGTTGAAAGAAATTGTTGATTAACAGCAGACATATCTGTATAGTCACCATCATTCAAATATTGTGCTATATCATGTGGATTTCTTGTATTCAAATGTCTTGATACTGCACGAATAGCATTTTGCATTTCCCGTTCTGCTGTTGTTTGAGGTAACTGTTTAGGCTTTATTGTGTCTAAACTTGGCCTTCTATAGTCCGAATAGCCAATAAAATCTAAGAAATCTTGTAAATTATCTCCGGTTGAAAGAGGATGATTACCACTACTCAACGCATTAAAATTCAAAAATTTCTTTTTTTGTGGCTCTTCAAACGGTCTAATACGACCCAAAGCAGTTGCCAAATGATGTGGTTGTATTGCTTGTCTTTCCGAAATTTTATCTGATGGTCCTTCACCGTATGGAATTTCTGAAGTTGAAAATGTACTTTCGGTGAACGGCATGGGTAAAATGTAGCCTTGTTTCCCTGTTTCAGCCTGATGTTCGCCTTTACTTTTGCTATACAATTCGTTCATGTACTTACCGCTCGTAGAACTCATGTTGTCTGTAAAGTTGTTTTTTGTTGTATTAGGTTCAGAACCAGCGAGTGAACCATCACTATTGTGTCGTACGTGTGTTACACCATATTGTGAAAGAACCCATTCAGGTGGCATAGTAATCGGCTTTCTTGAAATTCTCATATTACCTTTTTCTCCTGCTTTAAAATCAGGTACTAATTCTAAACCAAGAGGTTTCACTTCAGGCGCAATCAAACCCGAAATAGGAATTAAATCTCGATTAATATGGAATCTTCCATCATCATCCATTTCACCAAAAATTGATTTTTGTGTTTTTGGGTCTGCGAGCATATGATGAATAAATTCTACGTATGTAGGTAATGGGCGTCCACAACCACCCATTTCAGCAAAAGGTTCCCACCAATGATGTGCATGTGTAGTTGTCATTGTACCGTCAGCATTTAC